CATACACAGACAGTGAGAAACAATCATTTTACAAGGGTAGGTTGATCAGATAATGTCAGCGAGAGAACAGATAGCAATCAACATCGCAGAACAGTTGGAGAACATGACCAACCCGGCACCAGGCAAGGTGTCAAGGGTTTTCTTTGACGTGCAGAAACTGGCGATCACACAGTTCCCGGCCATATTGGTGGTGACATCAAACGAGATAAGGGAAGACATATCAACTGACCTGAGACAAGGCACACTACAGTATGAACTGAGATGCTATGTGAGGGGAACGGAGATAGACACATTGAGAAACGAGATAGTTGAGCGAGTTGAAGAGACACTGGAAGTTTCAAGGGACAGGGACATCAGCCTGTCAACAGCAAACATACACAACGTGACCACGAGGGTTTCAAACGTGGAGGTGATCGAGAGAGAACTGCCACTGGGCGAAGTGGTTGTCAGGGTTGATGTGATCTACAGATACAAAAAAGGAGTATTATAATGAGTGTTAAAATGTATAAAGGAAAGAATTCAATAATGGTGCGTGGAATGGACGTTCCGGCACGATTGGATGGGGGTTGGACCTTTGAACCCTCTACTACAACAACCAAAGCGACCTTAAAGCCCAGAAGGACCAAAAGTCCCAAACTGAGCAGAGAGGTCCAAGATCAGCCAGGTCCGGCAGATCTAAACACAGAGGAGACTACAAATGGCGACTAACACAGCGACATACACAGGTGAATCTGGTGTGGTTAAGTTCTCTGATGACGGCTCAGCGGTAACGGCGGTGGCAAGTGTTAGATCATTCACAATTGATCAAGAAACACAGACCATCGAATCAACTGTTATGGGTTCGGGATCAAGATCTTACCTACCAGGACTGAAACAGTTCTCTGGCTCTATGGACGTGTTCTTCAGAGATGACAACGATGGGCAGACAAGCCTTTTCGATGCCATCGGTGGAGCGAACGGTTCTACGGCTATTGAACTTTACCCATCAGGCGAGACTACTGGTGTGAAACTATCAGGGAACGTGATCATTACTGGTCATTCAATCACTGCCAACTTCGACGGCATGACTGAAGCATCAATCACATTCCAGGGTGACGGAGCGTTGACAAGCACAGACTTATAATGTTGAATGTCACGATCCAATTTAACGGCAACAAGGTAGCGGCTGATCTCAATAGGGAATTAGATCAAACCGTTCGCCAGATATCCCAGGACTACTTTGACTTGGTAAAGGAAAAGACACCGGTCAGAACTGGTCGTGCTAAACGTGGTTGGAGATTGAAGAAGCAGAGGAAACTCTCTTACTCGGTCAACAACAGAGTCCCATATGTTGGGCGTTTAGATGAAGGATATTCGAAACAAGCACCGCGTGGTATGACACGACCTGCCGCACGGGAAGTGCTTAGAACAAGCAGAAGGAGAATAAGATAATGTCAATAACAGACAAGATCGCAAAACACTACCAATCAGCGATTGCTGGTGAACTAAAGAAATATCATTGTGAGGAGTGGGACACTGATATCTATTTCAGAGGAACTTACCCGCTCAAGGACGAGGGCAAGATCTTGCAACTCCAATCAGAGGGCAAGACGGTAGAGGCACTCGTTGAAAGCATCGTTATCAAGTCTAGGACCAAGGATGGTCAGAGGATGTTCACTGATGCTGACAAAGTTAAACTGATGAACGAGGCAGACCCAATGACAGTGGTCAGGGTGGCTTCCGCAATCAACAACGGTAAGATAACCGCGACACAGGACCAAGCCGCAAAGGAATAAGGTCCAGTGTTGAGTTGAGGTATGTGATGATGTTGGCTGACAGGCTCAAGAAGTCAGTCCAAGAGATATTACAACTGTCAACACTGGAGCACGAATTGTGGTTGGGTTATATGCTGTTTGAAGACCAGGAGAACAAGAAGACTATGACTAAAACCAAACAACAGATGCCGAGGGCCGGAAGATAATGGCACAAGGTAATCTACTCCTAAACATCGCTGTCAAGAACCAGCAGGCCTTGGGCAAGGTAAACAGCCAGCTCACACAACTGCAGGGCAGTAGCATCAAACTATCCACCCTGTTGAAGGGTGCTGGAACGGCCCTGGCGGCCATCGGAGCCACCAAGTTAGTTGGTAGCATCATATCCACCACTGCCAGGTTCGAGGACCTCGGAGATGCTCTAGCGTCAGTCACGGGTTCGGCACAGGCAGGTGCGGAGGCGTTTGATTTCGTCAGCAAGTTCGCCACACAGACACAGTTCGGTGTGGAAGACCTGACCACAACTTTCATCAAACTGAAAGCATCGGGCATAGAGCCAACACAGGACCTACTGACATTGTTCACGGACACCGCGGCGGTGACCACGGACCAATTGGGTTCACTACAGGCCATAACTGACCTATTCGCGAGGACAACATCGGGTGGTCTTGGACTGGAAGAATTAAACAGATTGGCTGACAGGGGTGTCCCGGTATTCAGGATACTTGAAGAGCAGTTAGGAATAACAAGATTACAGATTTCAGAAGTTGGTAAGACAGCGGAAGGATCTAAAAAGATTTTAAATGCACTATCAACAGGATTGAAACAGGATTTCGGTGGTGCCACAGCAAGGGTCACGGACAACTTATCAACTCAATTTTCCAACTTCAACATCGCGTTAAAGAACACCGCGAACACTTTTGGCCAAGGACTTTCACCTGTGCTCAAGGATGTCACGGCAGACCTAACCGGTTTCATAGAGGAGAACGATGATCTAGTCAAGACACTGGGCATCGCGGTGGGTGGCGTGCTCAAATTGGTGGTCCTGGCATTCGGTGCCATAGCCAAGGCAGTCATGCAGGTGGTCAACGTCCTTACAACTGCCACTATCAAAGTCAAGGATTTCGTTGGTGCTGTAAGAGACCTCATACCATTCCTTAGGAAGACAGAATTAGCACAGAACAACAACGTGGAAGCGTTGAGGGCCATGCACGAGGCCTACCAGAATTCTGGTGCCAGTGTGCAACACTACACCGACGCCATCATGCGGAACACACACCAAGTGGAGGCCGCCGACAGGGTGTTCAAACACTACGATGACGCCATAATCAGGACCAAGAGGTCCAACGACGCCGCGGCCAGATCGGCCGACGAGTTGAACGAATTATTCAAGAACAACGTCATCCTGGAAGCACTGAACAGGACCATCGGAGAGGGCTTCACACCACTGGAAGGCAAGATACAAGCGGTCCAGGCCGGAATGGGTGCATTCAAAAACACAGCATCAAGTGCCTTGACAGATGTGTTCATGGGCACCAAGAAACTGAGTGATGCTTTGGGCGAGATAGCCAATGCCACACTGAAGGCCCTGATACAGGGTTTCATAAATCTTGGTATAACCATATTCATACTTGAACCATTAGAAAAGTTCTTAAGGAAACAAATATCCAATCAGCAAAAATTGAACAGCCAATTGAAAACAGAGATAGCACTGAGGACGGTGCTGGCATTCCTTACAGGCGGCACCAGTATGTTCGGAGGCTTCAGGGCTTCTGGAGGACCTGTTGCGGCCAACACCGCATACGTGGTCGGGGAGCGGGGCAGGGAAGTTTTCGTGCCCAACACATCTGGAACCATAATCCCTAACGAGGCACTCAGCGATGGCCAGGCAATGGGTGGTGGCATAGGTGGAGACAACATAGAGGTCACGTTCAACATCAACACGATTGATGCCACGGACTTCGATCAACTATTAACTACAAGACAAGACATGATCATAGGTCTCATCAACAGGGGCCTAGCAGAACGAGGTAAAAGGAGTTTGACAGCATAATGAGTGGAGTATTCCCAATAACAGCAGGTTTCCAGACCTTAGATTTCCAAAGCAACACCAACAGCCGAGTGTCAGTGAGCGTATCTGGCAAGAGCCAAAGGATCAAGACCGGGGCACAGTTCTGGAGTTTCAAACTCAAGTCACCGGCGATGACCCGGGCACAGGTGATGGCGGACTTCGCTTTCATCGTGCAACAGGATGGACAGGTGGAGTCATTCACCATAGTGCCACCAGAGATCTCAACAACCAGGGGCACGGCATCAGGCACACTGACAAATGACGCCACGGTGGCCGCAGGGCAGAGTGCGTGTCAGACGGACGGTGGTTCGGGCACATTGAAAAAAGGTGATCTGATCAAGTTCTCTAATCACGACAAGGTATACATGATAACGTCAGACATAACAATTTCAGGCACAAATGATGCCATAAGTTTCTATCCACCTTTGGTCACAGGTATCACAAATTCAACCACGGTCACCTACAACAGTGTTCCAATAAAAGTCTATTTTGACAAGGACGAACAGAAATACATCACACAGGCCGACGGCACTTTCAAATATGAAATAGTAATGAATGAGGAGATCTAATGGCGAGGGATTTAGCAGGTTCATTACAGACTAAACTGGCCGCCAGGTCAGTGTTCGCCGCTGATCTCATAGAACTACACCTGGCCACGCCACTGTATTTCACATCAACAAACATAGACATAGATTTTGATTCGGCGACGGCACCGGACTCGGGCACCAACACATACCTGGCACAGGGACAATTTCTCAACTTCAGCAACATCACGGAGAGCTCAGACATCAGGGCTGGACAACTGGACATGACTTTCACGGCAGTTGACACCACCACTGTGGCACTGCTGATCAACAACGAATACATGAACAAGCGTGTGGTGATCTACCGTGCGGTGTTGGACGATGAATACAACTTCACCACCGATGACGTGTTCACTGTTTTTGATGGCATCATAATGGGCTACAGCATACAGGAATCACAGGATACTTCAACCGTGACCATCACGGTGGCATCACAGTTCGCTGACTTCGAGAGGACGTCAGGTAGGAAGACCAATCCAGCATCACAGCAGGTGCACTTCCCAACAGACAAGGGCATGGACTTCTCGGCACAGATAGTCAAGGACTTGAAATGGGGGAGGGCATAATGCAGGGCGTGAGATATCTAGATTTCAATAACAGGCACTTCGCGGAATTTGAAAAACTGGCCTACAGGGCCATCTTCGAGAGGGGATTCGTTGATGTTGACTTCAACAAGCAACACTGGAATCAACACCTGAAGAATCTAGTGAGCCTGAACAGCAACATCGTGAGACTGCTGTTCGCCAACGACACCATGATAGGTTTCTACATCATACAATTACACACACTGCCTTGGAATCACAGGACACAGGCCCTGTTCCAGTTGATGCACCTACAGGCGGAATTCAGGAACCCCAACATCTACACTTCGATGTTCCGAGACGCCGAGGCCTTGTGCCTGGCCAATGGTGTGGAGAAGATACAGACCACTGACACCGCCATACAGATGGACGAAGGTCAAAAACTGACACTATTACACAATCACAATTACCACCACGTAGACGCCGTTTGGGAGGCCAAGAAAGATGTTTAGTCCAACATACATAAAAGACCTAAACCAGCAATATACAGGCGTCTGTGTGAGTCGTAGCACCATAAAAAACACCACAGACGAGATAATCAAGTTCTACAGGCAGTTCGATCGATATGAACACGTGACCTACGAGGAATTATACCAACAGATATCACCCTGCGTGAGACTGGACCAATACAGGTTGTTCAGGAACCAAGGCCGTATCGTTGGTTTCACCAACTGGGCCTTCGTCAATGACAGGGTCTTAGACAGATTCATGGAGAAAGGTCAACTGGGCACACAGGACTGGCAATCCGGCTTCAAGATGTTGTGGTTGGAACTGATCAGTCGAGATCACATGGACACCATGATGGCTTGGATGAAAGATTACAGTGTGAACCTGTTGGGTGAGAACGTCAGGATCTACTGGGTCAGGTCACAGCAAGACAAGATAATGAAGAAAATGAAGATAAGGACCAAGAAGAGTTGGAGGAAAGCCAATGGGTAATCCATTCAAGGCCATAAAGAAAGCGGTCAAGAAAGCGATCAAAATCGTTAGCAAGGTGGTTGGTGGTTTGGTGTCGGCGGTTACATCACCGTTTGGCATGAACATCGACGTGCCAGACTACGACATAGGCACGGATCAATCACAGGCCATACAGGGAGTGCTACTCAACAGAGACTCGGCCATATCACACGTGCCCGTGGTGTATGGAGAAAGAAAAGTGGGTGGAACTCGTGTGTTCGTGTCAACCAATGGCTCTAACAACAAATACCTATACGTGGCGTTCGTGATGGCTGAAGGCCAGATCAACGCATTCAACAAATTGATCATCGACGACAACGAGGTGCCACTGGCGTCATACGCACATGGCACACAGTCCAACGCCAGCTCTGGGGACTACAAGGACAAGATCCTGGTGCAGTTCTTTGATGGCAGGGACACGCAATCAGCATCTAGCCTATTGCAGGAGGCACCTGGTTGGGATTCAGACCACAGGCTCAGCGGCCTGGCATACCTGGCCTTAAGGTTTGAATGGTCTGGCTTCAACACAGAGGACAACCCCAACAACAATCCCTACACCGGCAACATACCAACCATCGTGGCACAGATACAGGGCAAGCGGATCTTGGACATAACTGGTATCACGCCCAGCACCTACAACACCGCATACGCCAGTGACACACGGACCTATTCAAAGAATCCGGTGAACGTTTTGGCTGACTACATGAGGAACACCAGATACGGCAAGGGACTCAGCAATGACAAGTTCGATTGGGCCACTTGGAAGACAGCGGCACAACTCTGTGACCAGACTGTGACCTACACCAATGGTTCAACGTCACCGGCATTCACCGCTGACGCCGTGATCGACACGGCCAATTCACTGATGGTGAACTGCAAGATAATCCTGGCCGGTTTCAGGGGCATAATGCCTTACCAGGGCGGCAAGTATTACATGAAGATAGAACACGGGGGAGATGACTCGGACATCGCCGCCACACCAAGTGATCCCACAACCGCATTCACTGCCACCGCGGATCACATCATCGGCGGCATACAGTTGGATGGTGAAAGCAAACAACACAAGTGCAACAGATGTGTTGTGACCTATGTTGACCCAGAGGCTGACTACCAACCCAATGACGTCACGTTCCCCGCGGAGGGATCGGCAGATGACGTGGCATTCTTGGCCGCTGACAACGGAATCAGACTTGAGAAGAGGGTAACACTGCCAACCATCGCCAACAGGAAGATAGCGGAACAATATGCACAGGTGTTCGTCAAGAGATCGAGGACACAGAAATTCATAGCATTCGTGACCAACCTGGCCACATCAAACACCACGGTGGGAGACCTAGTAAGGGTGCAGAGCAC